CTTTACCTTGCCAGAGCCATCGGTGGGTAAGCGAAGGAAACGCTGCCCCGCATGAGATCTCGCGGCGGCTCCGGCACCAGCCTTAGTCTCGCGGGGTAACCGGCCTTTTCAGATTAGATCATTCCACTGACACTTTAGAAAACTGGAGTGCTGATTAGCCGGAAGCGCGGTTGCAGGGGGCTTGCGGGAAGGGTGCAGGGCGATGTTATGCCTCTTGATCGGAGGGCTGATGAGGGCTTTGCGGGCACGCTTTGCACCGGACGACGATTTCCTGCCCGCGATAGACATGCCCGTCCACGTTGCCCTTCTGCCGCCACCTTACCTGTGCGGCAGAGGATGGAGTCGGGACTTCGGACGGCGTTTCCACCCGGTATTTTCCGACGGCTATTGTGCGGCTATTATCTTCTCGAAGGGCATGTTCCTGCTGCATCGGTGATGGAGTGTTAGTTTGGCTTGGCTGCCTGGGCGCAAGGGCGTGAAGGTGACGTCTTTCGGATCATCCCCTTGGAGGTAGGTCCACTCGCCCTCTTCGATGACTGTCGGCTCGGTGTCATCCCAGTATTTGAAGACGAGCTTGTAGAAAACCTGCTGGAAAATCACCGTCGGCTCAGGCGTGATGCGGGCGGTGATGGGTGCTAGCGTGTGATAGCCGCTCTGGAAAATGCTGCCGCCGGTGAAATGCCGATTCCCATCCACCAGGCCATCCCAATCCGAGGTGATTTTTTGCGCGACGTGATCGTCACCGATGATCAGCTCGACAGTCACGTCTCCGAATTCGACAGGAACGAAATCCAACTCATACCGCCCGACCAAGGGGTCTCCGTTGATGTCGCTGCTCGTCACGATCGTGGGCAATCCCTCGTCGGTATAGCAGGCGGTGACGTAATCGAACGTCGCCTGATCGTTCACGCTCAAATCGGCCACGGGAGGATCATCACACATCTGAGGGCGCAGCATGTACTGCCCCGTGCCGGTTCCCGAGGATTCGCACGTCTCCGTGAAACCATCAACGGTTGTGTAGTTGAAGGTGGTATCCAGCGCGGAAATGTACTTCTCCCACCAGTCCGTGGACGGATCATCGCACCAAACTTCCTCCTCGTAAGAACCGGAATGAGTCGTAGTCGCCCCCAGCCACTTGACCGTAAAATAATCCGAGGGGATCAGGGCATCCGTCTCCGGCTTGAAAATCCAGTCCGCGATCTGGTATCCCTCCGAGATGAACTCCACGACCGGAGGAGGCGAGGGAATCAGGCAGCAGCAGCTCATCCGGGGAAATAAGTTAAAACGTTCGGGGGGCAGAATCCGGTGATGCGGTTGCCGGTGCGGGTGACGGCCAGCGTGAGATTGCCGGAAACCTCCGTGATCTCCGCCCAAAGAATGGAATAAACGCCGTTGGTGACCACTCCGGCCTCAGTGACGCTCGCTTCCGTTTCCGCTGGCTTGGTGGCGGAAAGCTCGAACTCGGCGGAGATGAGCGTCCCGCCGGGGGCGATCCAGTACAACGATCCCTCGTTTTCCGATTCCGGCTCGAATTCCAGGACAAGCCAGAGCTTCGTGGCCGTGGTCAGAGTGACGCTCGGAGCCGGATCATCCGTAAGGGAAGCCGCGCCGAGAGTGGGTGTGATGGAATCGATCAGACCCGGCGTGATCGAGAGCTTCGTATCCACTCCATCCGCCCAAAGGAACGGGGTGAGCGGGGCTGGTTCCGCCCCGCCTCCACCGCGCGGGGGCACGATGGTCTGTGGCTGGTCGTAGCCGGTTACGGTGTCGCCTTTGCTTGAAGCGTTGCTTTCCGATCCGATCTCATTGCTGGTGCGTTCCTCCGGACTCATCCATTTCGGCGGGCGGCGGTTGAATAGCCGTTGCAATTCCAGGAAGTCTCCGGCGGTGAGGTGTGGCATGGGGCCGAAGCTGATGGTGCGCCGTCCGGATTGGGGGGAAACGGCCGCATTGGTGACGACCGCCGCCGGGATCAGCGTGGTGAGTCCCTTTTTTACGATGAGCCGCTTGCCGTGCCAGCGTCCGGGCGGGGTGGCATCGTGGGCGGTGGTGATGAATCCCTCGTACTGTTGCTCGGTGGCGCTTGCGAACAACGCAGCCGCGAGACCCACCGGCCTGCCCTCACCCTCCGTGAATGAGCTGATGCCCTTGTATCGGCGGGTGGTCGCGTTCGTGGCGGTGATCGTGAATGTGAGAGATTCGCCCGCGAAAGGCTCCACCGCGCCCGCACCGAGCGCCCCGGCCTCGGGAGTCACCACGAGATCGTAGGTGACGGTGATCTGCCCCACTTTTTTCCGCATCCAGTCCTCGATCTGTCCGTTTACGAGCTGGCGCGGGATCTCGGATTTCACCTCCGGGATGAGGCGCAGCGCCTGGGGGGAAATCTCATCCGGATGCCCGCCCGGATCGGGCACAAGAGCCGTCTGGAAGTTCTCCACCGTCCATGCGGCCAAGGGCAGATCCGCGAGCTTCGGGAAATTCGCCATCAGGAAATCCTTTTGGGCGGTGATCTCCTCCTCGGTATCGCCCTCATCCGGTATGTCGCGCGTCCGCACGCGGGCTTTCTGGGTCTGCATGTCCATCCCCTCCAGATCGAGCATCGCCCGCATCACGCGGCGGCCTGAGACTTCTCCTGCGCTGTCGATGTATGGGGTGCGGTAAACCTCGCCATCGATGGTGCTGGCGCTTTCATAAACGATCTCCACACCGAGGGGCACGTTGCGCTTCACCTCGGCCCATCGGCGGGCGGCCACCTTGTCCTCCAGGATGTCGATCGTGACTGCGTCCAGGTCGCTTTTCGGGCGGGCGTGGAACACGGGCGGGACAACGGTATGATCCAGCCACGCGACCCAGTCCGGATGGAATCTCATCTCTCCTACGATGATGGATTCGCACGAGACATTCCGCACCTCGCTAGGCCAGAGCACATGCCCCGTGGCGATGGTGCCTTTCGCGATGTTCACGCCCCGCTCGATAAGGTAGTCGATCACCTCCCCGATCTGCCCGCCGGTGCTGATCTGCACGCCTGCTGCGTTGAGTCCGAGGATGGCGCGCGGGTAGAGTTGGGAGCCGCTGCCGACACCCCACGGCTCGCAGTAGATCACCTCGGAGAAATCCTTCCATGCGTCCGCTAAAAACAGATCGCGGCGGCTGCTGCGTCCGGATGCGCTGTCCGGGGATTCCTGGACCCGTCCGGTGTATTGGGGATTCCCGTCCAGGTAGAGGGTGATCTCCGTGTCGAACGGCCACCAATCCTCCTCGGAGTCCAGAGGCCGCAGCCCTCCCATCCGGGCGGTGGACACACCCATGGTGCGGAACTCGATCTCCGGATCTGCCAGAGCGAGGGAAGCGAGGGTCACGGTGCCTGCGCCCGCCGGGTTGGTGATCGTCCAGCTCATTGGTTTTCGACTCTTGAAATGCGCTCGGAAAGGTAGGCCACTTTCCGTTCGATTTTGCGTTCCACCTCGCGGAGTTTTTCGGCCTCCTCGCTAGACGATTTGGAGTCCGGGATGGCATCCACCAACATGGATACCTTTTCCAGGAAAGCCGCCAAGTCCACCCTGTCACCCTCAGGATCGCCCTTCCTGGCGATTTTGGTTGCGAGCGTGTTGAATCCTTCCGGATTTATCGAGCTGGATGCACCGAGTCCCTTGGTGGCCTCCGCCGCGTCCCGGCCTAAGCCGGTGATGTCCGTTTCCAAATCCCGCTCGGCGTTGCGCCTGCTTTTTTCGCGTTCCGCTTGCTGCTCCGCGGCCCTGCGTTCCTTTTCGCGCAGCTCAGCGGCAGCGGCGCGCTTGCGGCTCTCCTCCAGAGCCTGTGCGGCCTCGTCTTCCAAGCCTTGTCTTTGCCCCACAAAAGGTTTCACGGTCGTGGTCAGCCGCTCCTCTTCCTTGGTCGCCTCCCCGTAGGTTTCATTCACCGCGTCCCGGCGGCGCGCCAGATTCTCTGCTGCTTGTTTTTCGGCATCGGCCAGGGTGCGGGTGGCCTTGGCCAGCCCCTCCAGTTCGGTCGCGCGGTTCTTGAAAACCTCCCTCTGTTTTTCCAGCTTTGCCGCATTTTCGGTTTCTTCCGCGATGATTTCCTTGGCGGCGTTCTTCCTGACTGTGGGTGTCCAAAAATTGCCAGCCAGTTCCTCCGCCGCCGCTTTGCGCTGGAGAGCATCCTGCCTTTGCTTCTCCATTTTTTCCGCCAGATCCCGGTTCCCCGCAGCGGCCTGCTCCTGTGTGGTTGCTGTTCCTTCCAGCGCCCCCGCCTTGCCTCTTGCTGAGGATTCCTGTTCGTCCAGCCGGAGGAACTCCGCCGCCGCCTGATCCTTGATCTTGCGCTGCATGCTGATGTCCGCTTCCAGATCCTGCCTTTCCCTCGCCGCCGCCGCTTGCCTCGCTTTTTCCCGGATGGCGGCCTGCGCCTCCGGATCTCCCTCGGCCTTGGCCAGCTCCACCGCCATTTCCTTGTCCGCAAGCACATCTCGGAGGCGGCGCAGTTCGGTTTCTTTGGCGATGGTCTCGGTCAGCGCCGTGTGAAAATCTTTCTCGGCATCCGTGCTCTGCCGCGTGATCTGCTCCGCTTGCCTGCGCGCCGCCGCCAATGCCTCGGCTCCCCGCGCCGCCGCCTGTTCCGCCGCCGCCGCCATGTTGGCGGACCGTGCCAGCCTGTCGATGTCATCCACCCCGATGTCAGCGATGTCATTGAGGGCTTTTTGGGAATCGATCCAGCCCTTTGCCGCCTGCCATCCCAATGAGAGAGCGGCGGCGTAGAGGTTGACTTCTCCGATCAGTCCCGCCAGCGCTCTGCCGAGTCCTCCGGATTTCACGGCGGCATCCGCCGATCCTTTTCCGAGCCTTTCGACCCCCTCGGCAACGATGTCCGCCTCGCTTAGGGCGGGCAGTTCCAGCGCCGTTTCCTTGGTCGCCTCGCCCAGCTTTTCCACCGCCTTCGCCTGCTCGGCCAAGGACTCCGCCTCCTCCAGCGCGGCGATGCGTCTCGCGGCTGCGGTATCGCGCCCGAAGCCGGTGGCCTCGGCTTGGGCGACTTCCTTGGTGGCCTCGGTCACCTTGTCGAGCGCGGCCTCGGCTTGTTTCGCTCCGGAGGTGTCCGCCGTGGTGTTGATGCCGATCTGGATGTCCTTGTCGTTTGCCATGGGATCAGATCAGTGAGCCGGGATCGGCGGGGTTGTTTTCGGGGAGGGCGAGAGGATCCTCCTCGGTATCCACCGCCTCGATGCCTGCGAGGATGAGGGTGTAGCGGGTGGCATATTCGCTGCGTCCGGAGACGCGGATGCCCGGCTCCATGCGCGGGGCGAGCGCGGCCTCCGCCATCCAGTGAACATCCGCCACGCCCGCCGCCTCGATCTTCACGGGCTTTTTGGCGAGCGTGCCGTGCTGGATCAGCCGGGCCATGATCGCCTTGCAGACGCTGGCATGGGAGCCGGTGCCCTGCTCGATGCGGTCATAGGAGATCCGGATCGCCTGGTTGCCGCTGTCACGCAGGAACGGCACATCCGCATCCGGCAACGGCACCACCTCCGCCCCCCGCTCGGATGGCCAGAGGATCTCGGAGGCGACCCTGTCGCCGATGTCAAGCAGCACCACGGGAGTCCCTTCGGGATCCCATGTGAGCTTCCAGGATGAGCGGACGTCGGCCATGTGCTTAGGAGAAATTTGGGCGTGGGTAGCGCGGTAGGGGGTGCATGGAGATTATCCGACTTTGATGGCTCCGAGTTGCCGCACGTCCATAGTGCCCGAGCCGTGGTTTATGAGGTAGGTGAAGAGTCCGGTCGCGCCCGCTGGGACGGTGTAGGCGGGTGTCATGAGCAGTCCGGCAGACGGGTTGAAAAGAAGGCCGGCCGTTTGCGTCGTGACGTACATGTCAGTCCGGACTAGAGTCGTTGACCCGCTGACGGTCGAGTAGAGGAGCAACTGCAATCCGGTGATGTCCCAGCCGCTTGCGACTGGCCGCACGCGGCAAACTCCTCTCACCACGTCGCCCGCCACTGCCGTGGTTGTTCCGGCGCTTTGCCGGAGAGTGTCGCTTGCGTTAAATGCTTGGGAGGAAGTGATGCGTTGCCAAACCGTCCCGTCCCCATCCGTGACTTTGCTTCGTGAGGCGTGCCCCGTGAAGGTGAATCCGGCGGCACCTCCCGACACATCCCCCGTCATGTATGGATTGTTGGTCAGCCACAATGGACTGCCGCTGGCAGGCACGCTGAAAGCCGGTGGGAGATACGGAGCGAGGAACGTGCGCAGATAATCCCCCATGCGGTATGCCCCCTGAATGTTTGGGTGGACTCCGTCGGAAGTGTAGAGCAGGGATGCGTCCGATCCCGGAGTTTCCGTTACCGTGTGCGCCCACTCGGCAAACAGCATTCCGCGAGCGGCGGCAGCGGCCTTGAGGGTTGCATTGTTCGCGTAGCAGGTAGCTAAGCGTTCGGACGTATATCCAAACGTCCCAATCTTTCTGGGTAAAATTTCCGAGCCGATCACCTCACGTCCATCAGCTATGAATTGATCCCATATTGCCAGGATGCTCGCGATATCAGATGATCCAGTATTGGATCCCAAGCAAACAAATACCACGTTGGGGTCGGCGGTGGCGATGTCGGTCATGGGATAGACCCCATCACCGGATGGCTTTCCGTTCAGGAAGTTGGCGGGTGAGTATGACCCGTAGCCGAAGTCATAATCCGGGTTCTGGTCGTAAGCTGATACGAGACGCGGAACGAAATCGAAGGGACATTCGGTCAGATATTTGAGCCATGACGCATATCCACGGGTACCATACAAATTCGTGGCCGAGTTCTGGTCGGTGATCGAGTCGCCAGCGAATGCGATCACCGCGAGGTCGATCTGTTTGGGACGGGTGCTCCAGGGGATGAATCTCATGTTAGATTTCTTGAGCGGTGGATAAGCAACCCCATTTCGCAGAGACCGAGTCCCATATAAACAGGACATGGAGCGTTTTCGAAATTACCGTGGTAATAGGCAGGATCGCTCCTTTTGCCTCGAAAGACGCGCCCCATGTGATGGGGCGGGCGGTGCCGTTATCCTTGATGCGGTAGAGGAGCATTTCGCCGTCATCTGGTGTGCCGGTCAGTCCGGACGTCATGGACGTGATCGCGGTCGCGAGCGCCGTGATACTAACAAAATCGTATAGGTCGGTGTTGACCGTAGGAGTCGCGGAGCTGGTGATATTGAGCTTGCGAGGAGGCACCCGCTTGCCCGTGAGCTTGGCGGGAGCGGTGCGTTCGTCTTCGATCTGGCTTGCCGCATCGGCCGCCGCAGCAGCCTCTGCCGCATCGGCCTTTGCCTGCGCACCCTCCACCGTCTCCACCTCCACTCCATCGACGAAGGCTTTCGTTTCCGTGAAGGAGAGCGGGCTGTCGGTGCCGTCTCCCTTGAGCAGGGGTTGCGGTGTCTCGCCGTCATCCGGAAAGGCTCCGCCTGTTTCGAAGGCGGCGAGGTTGGCAAAGGTGCCGCGCGGTTGTGAGGTGAGTGATTTTCCCATATTCGTTTTGGTGTTAGCGGATGGATTCCCAGTTGGTTAATTGTTCCCAGTTGATCGGGTTGCTGGCGGGCGGCACCAGTCCGCCAGGGGTGGCGGGTTGGTAGGCCGTGCCGTTCAGCCCGCCCGGATCACCGGCCGAAGAGGAGGCACCGAGGAAATCCCCCGGATCAGCCGGCGATGCCGAGCCAGCCACCAGGCCGCCCGGATCCGCCGCGCTGCCCGTCGCCGCGCCCTGCACCGCGCCGGGATCGGCGGGGGAGGGCGAGGCGGCGGCGATGATACCGCCCGGATCGGCGGGGTTTAACGATGGCGGCGGATTGAGCGGCATGGCGTTGCGTTCTTACTGATTCCCGATTCCCTACCCCTGTCTTAGGCAGGCACGTTCACCACGCCCGGCAGCACCGTCTGGATCGTGGAGGTGATGATCTCGAACTTGACGGCGGGCTTTGTCGGATCCTTCGCCCACTTCGGAGCGGCATCCAGGCGGAGCTTGCCGTAGAGGGCGGCGACGATGCGGTCGGCACCGTCCTGGCCGCGTAGCTGGAAGTGCAGCCAGCCGAGCACGAAGCGGTCGCTCTTGGCAAACGGCGTGAAAGCGTCCGCGTTCTCGATGGGCGCAGCGGCTCCCCACACCAGGCGGTGGATCGGCTCGGAGTGGGCGCGCAGCGAGAGCTTGAGCATGTCCTGGAGGACTGCCGTTTCCGTCTCGCGCTTGTAGCCGCCGGAGGGGCTTGGGCAATCGTCCTCGTAGGTTTCCGTGACCGTCTCCGCCGTGGAGTCGAGCACGCAGCCCATGGAGTTCCACACCTCCGGATAGGTGTCCGCGTTCGGATAGAGCGCGATGCCGGTTTCGTTGACGGGATCGCCGTATTCGGTGCCCTCCTCCACAAAGTGGGCGAAGCTGCCGAGGATCAGTTTTTCAAGTTGGTATGACATGGTCTTGTTTCTTTCTTAGAGTTTAAAATTTAGAGTTTAGGGTTTGGAGATTTCAGGTGCCGAGGATCTTCACCTCCCCGCGCTTTTCGTGGAACTCGGCCACGTCCTGGTAGCAGCGCAAGGTTGCGCCCGCTCCCGCCGTGGAGCCGTTGATCTGTAAGCCGCCTTTCAGCACTTTCACGCGCACCGCGACCTTCGCCGCAGCCGGTGCCTTCTTTGTTTTTTGCTCTTCGCTCATGTCGTTGTGGTCTTGTTAGAAATTCTGTTTCACGCGGAAAACGGTCTGCCTCGCCAGCCATTGGGCGGCGTTGTCGCCCAGCTCCACGTCGTCGGAAAAGCCCCGGAACTTGAACTCATACTGGCAGTGCCCGCTCGGATGCACCACGAAGCCGTGGACGGCCTTCACCATATCCTCCCACAGATCCTCCTCGGGCACCGCGCCTTCCTCCAGGCTCGGAGCGCAGAGGATGGTGACAGGCACCGTGAGATCCATGACCAGCTCGTCGTCATCGGCGGAGCTTCCCTCCGCCACGCCGATCACCACGGCCACGCTGTGTTCCGTCGAGGCGATGGCGACGGCGATGTCGTTCCAGATGTCCGTCTGGCGCTTGATGATGATGGCGGGTTCATCGAACAGCCCCTCATCCACCAGGTGCGTTTTCAGCGCGGTGCGCAGATCATAAAGCTTGCTCACGCCACACCCCCTTTCCGGATCTCGCGGGCGAGGAAATCATTGCCCTCCTCGGCCAGTGCGGCGGCCAGCTTGTCCACCGGCGGGATCGCGTCCGGATCGCGGCGGATGGTGGAGGATTTCGCCAGGGCATAGACCGCCCGCAGCGGAGTCCGGGCGCGGAGGCCTATGCTCTTCCGCACGCCCTTCACCCGCGTCCGCGCCTTCTCCTCACCCACGAGGGTGCGGTCGGGCGTGTCCTTGTTTTTCTCGAAAAGGACATTCACTCCAGGCAGGCTGAAAAGCTTGCGCCCGGTCGTGCGCTCATAGTCCCTCGCGAACTTCCCGCGCGCCCCTGGGATGAGCGGGATGGTCAGGAACTTCGCCGTCTTCGGCTTGATCGTCCCGCCGTAAAAATGGATGCGGAACCTTTCCTCCGCCACGCTCACCACCGCACCGGCAGCATTTACGGCAGTGACAGCCGTGGCTCGCGCCACATCCTTCCAAAAACCTGTCTTTGCCCCGCCCATCTTGTTCGGCTCGGAGTTGCGGGCGGTGAAGTGTTCCTTCAGCTCATCGGCCAGCCGCTCGGCCAGCACGCGGTTGAACGCCTCGATGCGCTCCGGTGCCACCGTCGCCGCGACGATGAATCCCGGATTGTTTCCGGACATGCGGACTGTCACGGAAACGCTCACAGCTTCACCTCCTTGCCGTTGATCCGCACCCCGAAGCCCTGCCCCAGCGCGAGCGAGAAATCCTTCGCCCGCATCCGGGCGTAAGCGATGGCCGCATCCGCAGCCGTCTCGAAGGCGAGCAGCACCGCACCGGCCGGCCCGATGATCTCCACCATCGCCCCCTTGCCGGATCCGAATCCGCGCAGCGCGGAGTTATCGCCGGAAGCCAGCGCGTCCGGATCCGCATCCAGCAGATCCCCGCGCCACACGAAAAGTTTCCCGCCCCGCGCCTCGATGCGCAGGTTGCGCGGCAGCACCTTGCGCAGCGCGGAGGCCAGCACCTCCGCCGCATCGCCGAGCGTCACTTGGAAAAGCCTTACACGCCCCGTGCCCGCCGCCGCCACGCCCGCCTGCACCCGCACATCCGCCACCGGCACCACCTCCGCGATCGCCTGGCTCCGCGCCGCCAGATCCGCCGGGATGTCCGCTGCGGCCCGCGGTGCCAGCGCGATCGCATCCGCATCGATGCGCGCCGCGTCACCCAGTTCGCTCCGCAGGTTTTCCACGGAACTTTCCGGCATCGCCGCCAGGCTGGCTTTAAGCCCTTCGTTGAAATCTTTCGCCGCCGGCGGCTGCATCACATCATCCGGGCCGATGACTTGCAGTTCCTCCGCAACGCGCCTGCGGAGCCTCCGCAGGATCATCCCGGAACCCCACCGGAAAGGAGGCCATGGCGTGCCGAACTGGCTGATCGCCGTCCAGATCGGATCGGTCACCAGCGCGATCATGCGCCCCGGAGCTTGCGGGTAATCCTCGCCCGGCTCGCCGTAGAAATTCCCGCCCGCCTGCGCCCAGATCTCCGGCCAGTCGCGCTCGTTCTCGCGGTCGGCACCGCGCACCAGCTCCCAGGCCGGGAAGGCATCCATCACATCCGGATCGGTGGTCGCCGCCTTGTGCTGCGCGTAGCCCTCCGCCATGGCGAGCTGCATGTCCCACACCAAGGCAAGCCGCTTGTGGGAGGAAATGTCCCGCAGCCCGCCCTTGAGCACCGGATCCGGACGGTAGCCCACGGCCTCCAGCTCGTCCTGCATCTCGGCGATGAACCGGCTCCGGTCCATCGTCACGCCCTCGCCGCCATCGGCCAGCTTGGAGCGTTCCAGTTTCAGCCGCTGGGAAATCTTCGCCTTTGCGATCGCAAGGATCCGCTCGTTCTCCACCGTGGCCATGAAGAACGCCCGCTGGCGCACCTCCACCGGCACCCCCGCCCACTCGGCGGAACGCATCGCACTCCCCACCGGCGTCCGCGCCGAAAGGGAATCCACCGCGTCTTCAAGCGGCTGCGATGTGGTGAAGTCGATCATGGGTTCAGGGTGCGTCGCCGATCTCCCGGCGCAGGATCATTTCGGCATCCTCGATTTTTCTCAGCGCCAGCGCGCGGAGCGGGGATGTATGTTTCGAGATGCGCAGGTAATTCGCCGTGGCATGGATCTGGGTGATGAGATCCGCATCTTCCTGCGCCCACTTCTCCAGGGCATCCGCCTTCTTCGCAGCCCGGTCGGCATTCTCTCCGGCCTCGTAGGCATCGCGCGGATCCTTGCTCTGCGAGCGAGCGGCCACCGCCTCGCGAACCGCATAAGTGCGCAGATCCTCGATCTCCTGGAGAAGTCCTTTGATGGGCGGGAGCTTTTTCATTTTTATAGTCCGTTCATTCGGGCGCTGCCGGTGCGGGATGGGCGGGAGCTGACCACCTCAATGCCCGGCTGCCGCGCTTCCTCCGGCACCGTGTTCGGCACCGCATCATCCGCGGGCGCGGGGCGGATCTTGCCCTTGGCTACATCGTTGAAAAAGGCGTCGGCCTTTTCGAAGTCGAGCTTGCGGGACTCCCCCGGCGTGTAGCCTGGGATGGAGATCAGCAGCCGCCACCTCGCGATGGAAAGCGCCTTCGCCTTGAACTCCGGCGGGATCTGCGTGGCATCCGTCGAGAGCGTGGCATTCTGCGCCCAGCTCCCGATATAGCCCCGGATCTCCGCCGTGAGGTCGGACAGGATCTCGATGACGCGGTCGTCCCCTTCCGTTTCCACGGAAGTCTTACCGAAATCCTCCCTCTCCTTTTTGGAAAGGGCGGAGAGCAGATGCGCTCGCGTCAATGTGATCCAGGCGCTCATCGGTTAGTCCTCAGGAGTTGCGTCCTCCGCGATCACGACACCCTGCTCGATGTCGGTTTTGCGCTGGCGCTCGACCACTTCGGTGGCCTGCTCCAGGGAGAGACCGGCCTTGCGCTTTGCCTTGAGCAGTTGCGCATAGTGATCGGATGGGGCTTCCTGGAGAGCCGCGTCTCCGACCGGCTTCACTTCGCCAGCGACGCCACCTTCCACTTCCAGCGGGATCCCGTTGTCGAGAGCTAGCAATGCAAGCTCATCCTTCTTGGAGTTAGGATTGAATTCCACGCCTTTCGCGGCCAGGGCGTCCATGAGTTGTTGTTTCGTTTTCATAAAGTGTAATCCTTGCACCTCAAAACCCGGCACCCCTCTCGGAGTGCCAGGTGATTGCGGTTGTAGGGTTGGGGTTACATGATTTCCGTTTGGTTCGTGTTTGGTCTGGATGCTTGATCCTTGCACCCCAAAACCCGACGCCCCTTTCGGAGCGCCGGGTGATTCAATGAGGCGTCGTGCCTGGGAATGCTTATGCGAGGGTGACCGTGGTCTTCTCGATGCCGGTGGTCTGCGGGATCACGATCTTGGATTCGTGCCAGACGGTGATGTCGGTATAGACATCGAACTCCTGGATGGAGACCGCCCACTCGCCGCCGCCCTTGACGGGAGACCAGGCGCGGAAACAGTTGCTCGGATCGCCCACGATCTTGCTGTCGCTGGCGGAGTAGGAGTAGTTCTTGAGGCCGAGCTGGTCGGCCTTCGTGCCACCCTTCACCGTCTGGATCATGCCGTCCTCGATCAGCACCTTGCCCACGCGGAGGTAATTCGCGAGGCGGGCGACATCGTAGTCCGCATGGTTGGCGCTGCCGGGGTTCGTCCGTGCGGCGGCTTCGTATGCGTCGATCCGGCCTTCCCAGGAGGTATCCCCGATGAGGATATGGGTGGGGCGGCGGCCGGTGGCCGTGCGTGTGCGCTTCACCTGGGCGCGGAGCAATCCGTCGGGATTGGTCGCGGCGCTGAAGGTGACCGCCACGTTGTTCGCAGCGGCATCAAGCAGCGCGATGAAGCGGTATTTGTCCGAGCGGACAAGGCGCTTGCGCAGCTCCATGGCATACATGTTTTCCCAGCCGGGAATGATCACGCCTCCGTCCTTCGCCAGATCCTTGTGATCCACACGCATGGTGAGACCCTTCTGTTGCGTCTCATCGGTCACTTGCGTGCCCTTGTATTGGACGCGCTTGAAGGACGCACCGCGTGCGCGGATGTCGCTGTCGTCGGTCTCCGTCAGATACGCCTCATCGTCCGCTTTCGGGAAGCGGAAGAAGTCGTTCGTGCGCAGCGAGGGGCACATCGCCTCAAGCGATGCTGTCTCGTCGTCGGAGGGAAGTCCGGCGAGGTAGCCGGTGATGGTCTCGTCGAACGATCCTGCATAATTCAGGCTGGAGTTTGCGACGGTGATTTGTCCGGGAATCGGTGTCTCGGAGATGACGCTCGCGCCGGTGGCGGCGAGGAAGAATGCCAGGTGATTGTCTTTCATGTTTTTCGTTTTCTGTTCTTGGAATTTCAGTCGTTCGTTTTGCGGCGGTTACGGATCAGCCTTCGGCAGCCCAGGTTCCGAGGTGCGCGGCCACATCCCATGTTCCGGCGGTGAGGCAGACGAGCTGCACACGCTCCGCAACGGCATCGGCGGTGAGGTATTTACCGGCCGCTCCCTGCACGCCCGTGGAAGGCAGTGCGATGGTCTCGGTGCCCTTCGGATCGAGGCGCAGTTCCTGGGCAACCTCGACGATGGCCGTGACGCGCATGCCCGGCAATGCGGCCGGAAGCGCGAAGGTGGCGGCGGCGGATGCACCTAGGTTGGAAACGTGGATGTTTCCGAACGCCTGCTCGGCGGTCACCGTGCCACCCGTGGAGGAAATCAGCACGGGCACACCGGCCTGGACGGGAACGCATGGGAGGAACTCCACCTCGCCGCCATCCGCAGCCGGAGCGAGCGCGTAGCCGACCAGCCAGCAGCCTGCCGTGGCCGTGACGGTGACCTTGCCGCTTGCCGCCGTGTAGAGCGGGGCGTCGGCGGTGATCGCACCGGACGCGATGCCCATCTGGGTGTCGCCGAGTCCGAGGAGATAGATGCCGATTGCTGTGTCGATGGCCGCTTTGTCATGCGTGGTTCCCAAAGGTCGCGTGGTCGCGGAGCAGAGGGTCACCTCATTGTCCGCCGTGCCCTTGGTCACCAGCAGCGCGCCCGATGCGAAGGCAACCTCCGCAAAGCGGGAGACCAGTCCCTTTTCATGCGTGCCGGCGACGGTGTTGAGCGCATCCGTTCCGGACGGGGCGAAGGCGCGGGCGAACGCCACGAATGGCGCGATGATGAGGGCGATCAGGAACGCCACGATGTGTTTCAGTTTCATGTTTGTTTGGTCTTTGGTTTGAGAGTTTGGTTTCGGATTCCTTGCCTCGGCTTACTTGGCGAAGAGTTCGGGTTTCGCCGTGCGGAGCATGGCCCAGGCTTTGTCGTAGTCGGCCACCTTGGTGAGATCCAAGCTGTTGTCCTTGGCGATGCCGCGCAGGGCGGTGTTCAGCGCCTCGGTGGTGTTGCCGACCGTTTCCGCAGCCGTGCGACCGCGGGCTGGCAGCTTGCTGCCGGTGTTGAGCACGGGCATCAGCTTGGTGAGCTTCGCGCTTTCACCGGTGAAGTCGGTGTTGAGCGCCGTCGTCCACCTATCCTTGTCCGCATCGGTGATGCGGCCGGAATTGATGGCGTCGGTGATCAGCACATCGGCGGCGCTGGTGCGAACGATCTTGAGCTCGTCCTCGACAAGGCGGAGGCGGGAGTTGATGGCCGTGGTTTTGTCTTCCGCTTCGACCTTCTCGGTTTCGGCGATTTTCTTTTCGCTGAACATCTTTACGATGGCCGCGCTGAGTTCGTCTCCGCTTGGCATCGCATCCGGGGCAAGCCCGAGAGCCGCAAGCGCTTCTGGTGTCAATTTCATGTCTGTGTTTTCGTTTTGGTTCTCGGTTTGCGCCTCGGCACCTGCCTCGGCTGCGGGAGATTCTTCTTCCATCGGATCGCCCTCGACGCCTTGCAGCGAGTTGAGCGCGATGGTGTTGGTCATGATGTTCGGCGTGTTGGTCAGGGCATCGCTCCACAGCAGGACGGGCTTGTATTTCCCAGGTTGCCCTGGGATCTGGGAAAGCCTCCAGTTCGGCGAGTGGCCGGTGTATTTCGGAGCATCCCCGCCGAGCAGCTCCACGCCTGCGGAGTTCAGCACGCTTGTCACCCAGATCCCGTCCTCCTCCGCCTCGATGGATTTGATACGGCCCACCGCACTTGCCTTGTGTCCTGGATTCTTCGCGAGCCAGGCGGCATCGTCCGCATGCCCTTCGAAGATCGGGATGCCCCGGAAAAACGTCGCGAACTTTGTGGCCAGGCTTCCGAAGTTCAGGGCCAGCGTTTCGCCCACGCCCTTGTCGATCACCTGGATGATGTCCTTGCCGCGCACATCGGTCACGGGGAACTCGCCGTAATCGGAGAGCTTGTAGCGCAGCTCGCGCTCGCCTTCGGGAAGGTTGATTTCCTGATAGAGTCCGGAGGCCGCGTTGATCGCTTCGGTGGCGATGTTCAGCGCCGTGGTGAAAATGGTCGGTTTGCGTTTCATGGTCAGGCTTCCTTTGTGGGTGTGTTTTTTGAGATGAGGCTTTGGCGGACACCGTTCACGATCGCGGTTCCCATCGCCCCCTCCAGCTCTTCCGCCATCTCGGCGGCGAGCAACGGGTTGAAAAATTCCGGCAGTTCCAGCGCCAGCTCCTCGAAGCCTTGCAGCCACTCGGCATCGCTCATGCCGCCGTCCTGCACGCCCGCCGCAAGCCGCTCCATCACCGGCCTCACCGGATCCAGAGTCCGGTCGGAAACCCCCACGGCCTTCGCCAGGGATTTCGCGAAAAGCTCCTTAGTGTCCGGAGAGGTGTTCAGCGCGTTCACCTCTTCGGGGATCGCCTGAACCTGAGGCTTGGGGGTTTCCCCCAGCGCGGTTTCATCCGGATCCGCTTCCACGATGCCGAACTTGTTGGTGAACCAGCTCGCCTTGATGCGCACGCCCATTTCCTTGGCTTCCTTCACCACCGAGATGTCCTGGGTGAGGTTGTCGCGCGTCTTCGTGCGCAGCACCACCTTCACCAGCACCGGCGCGGCCTTGCCGAACTTCCATGCGATCGCACGGGCCGTGAGGTTGCGGTTGATCGTTTCGGAAACCCATGCCGCGTTATCCGCGTCCAGCTCGTCGGTGTCTTCCTGCTGCGGATTCGATCCCGTCGAGTCCTTTTGGCTCATCGTGGAAAGATCGCCGCCGCGCCAGAGCATGATCTGCGCCTTGTCCATGCGGTCGATCAGTCCGGTGTAGGGAAGGGTGCCGCTGGATCCCGCAAGATTGATCACCTCGATGGCATCGCCCGTGTTGATTACCGCGCCGTATTCCGCGCCCATGCCAGCCACCGCGCTGGCCATGTCCGTCCAGCCCTGCGTGCCCTGGGCCGCAGCCGTCTTGCCCAGGAACATCGGCATACCGTGCCTGTCGCAATAGGTGAGAAGGTCTTGCAGCGGGATACGTTTCAGCATCGCCGCCACCACGCCCGCCAGCATCACGCCGCGTCCCTTGGAAACCATCCACGCATCCCGCCCGCCCAGCGTCTCCAGCTCCACACCGCGCTGCGCCCCGATGCCGGGGAGGAATTTCAGCCTGCCCTCGGTCGCTTCGAAGAACCACGTCGGCACCTTCACAAGCTCCGCGCCGAGACCCTTGCGGCTCGGCTTCCAGATGATGTGATGGGCGGCGTAGCTCTTCCCATAGGCATCCATGATCTGCTGGATCAGCAGGCGCATACCGCCGCTTTCCTCCAGCTCCACGGCATCGCTGGCGGTCAGGTTCTGGAAAAATTCCTGCATGAAACCCTGCTGATCCTCAGCAGCCTGCTTCTGCTCCGGCTTGATCTCATCAACCGGAAGCACATCGTAGCCATGGCGGGAAACCGCCGCCTTCGCCTTCGGTGCCACCGTCGCGATGATGTCGTCATGCTTCTCCAGCCACTCCATCACCCAGGCCAGCGCCGCGATCTCGCCCCGGCAAAAAGCCTCAAGCTGACGCACCAGGATTTCCGGCGTCCAGTTCCGCAGCGCATTGAACCGCGTCTGCTTCTCCAGCTTCACGCGCTCCGCGTTCACCGGGCGGTTATCCGGGCCGTAAATCACAGGAGCACCGATCACAGCGCACCTCCTCTCAGGAAATCGCCAGAATCGCCCGAACTGCCCCTTGCACAGCCTTGCAAGCGCGTTTTTGGGAAAGCTCCGCGTGATGGGGCGCATTTCAGGCACCCCCCCCTTAAATCGCCTGTGAGCGCGTAATTTGAAAATTTCACAGCCCACCTCCTTTTCGGCGGTTCTCCGGGCGCAGCGATGGGATGGATTCATAGCCGCTTGTAGCGACCGCTCCGCCCGCCGCCCGCACCGCCAGCGCATAGGCCGTGCAGATATCCGAGTGCCCTTCCTTCGTGCGCGGCGACCAATAGTTGTATTCCGTGCCCGTGAAGGTCTGGAGCATCGCGTGGAGATCCTCGCGGATCGCGCGGGAGATCGGGATGAGAAGCTCGCGCTGCTCGAACGCGCGGCGCAGCCTGGGGAAAATGAGGCGCTTGAATCCGGCGCTGAACGTGCAGAGTTCCACCTTGCCCATCTTGTGCTGCTCCGGCTTCCACTCGCCGTGCTCTTTCGCCAGGAAGTCGCCTAGGCCGATACCAGGGCCGGTGTAGTCGAAGCATGTCCGCATGCTCCCCTTGATCGCCGCCCGCATCCTGTCCTGCTGGTCGGGCGCGGAAACCTGCTTCATCAGATTCACCTCGCGGGTGACGAGCAGCCCGCCGATGCGTTGCAGTGTCACCGCCACGGAAGGATCGTTCTGCCGTCCGAAGTCGATCCCCGTGAAACACGGCCCGCCGCCGATGCCGTCCGCCAGGTTCCAGACCTCCGTGGCCTCGAAACTCTCGCAGGTCGCGATCAGCTCGTAGGGAAGCAGCACGTTCGATCCGTCAAGGAAGCGGCACTCGAACTCCTGTGCCCAGCCGTCCGGATCGTCGAACATCTCCTTGAGCTGCGCGATGTCCACCGGCAAGCCCATCAGCACCGCGTGATAGATTGTGACCAGGTGCTTGCTCCATGTCGCCTTGCCGATCTGCGGCTTGCTCCAGATCTTGTCCGCTGCGCCGCCCTTGCCGTTCGGCGTCGTGATCAGGCGCACCTTTTTCTCGCCGCCTTTCAGCGGGTTGGTGATCGAGGGCAGGATCGCCCTCCATGTCTCGGCCGGTTCCTCGAAGAAATCAAACTCGGTCAGCAGAAGGTTCGCGCTGCGTCCGCGCACCGTTGAGGGCTTGCCTGGCACGGCGCGGTTCTTGGATCCGTTCGAGTAGATGATCTCCGCGCTTTTCAGCAAAGTCTCGCTGCCGCCCTCGCGCTGCTCCACGTAGTCATCCACCACAAGGCCGAACGCCTCCGCCCATGTCTTCCCTTGTTCCAGGGAATCGAGCGACTGCCGCTCCGATGGGCCGGCGGTCATCCATTCCGTGCCAGGCCGCGCCATGCAATCCTCCGCCGCCTCGCCCTGGGCCGTGAAGTCCTTGCCGCTCTGGCGGCTTTGCAGCGAGATCTTGAACCGCTCCCGGTCGTGGAAATTGTCGAACTGGTATTCCAGCAGCAGCGACCGCGGATCGGAGGAGGGATAGGGATTCTTCCATCCGCTGCGCGAGCTGCCCAGCTCGTGCCCATCCACCAGCGGGCGGATGTCATCCAGCGCCATTTCCCACAGGGGATTTTCACGCGAAGCCTTGACCGCCGTCTCGACCTGCGCCGCCAGCTTCTCCATCGCCTCGCGGCTCTGTTTGGTTTTCGCTGCCATTAGCCCATCCTGAAAATCTGCCTGATCCGGTTCGCCTTCTCCTCTTCCGAGAGTTTCGCGTTGCCCACCACACCGGCTGCTTCGTCCGCCTGCTTGGCCTTCGCTTCGAGAATGCGGAGCTTCCGCTCGTCCTGATCCAGCGCCCTGCGCTTGAGTCCCAGCGCCGCCAGCTTCACGTAGCTCTCCACATCCCCGGATTGGAGCGTCTCCGCCGTGAAAACCGTCTGCGCCACCCGCTCGATATCCTCCGGTGAAATGTTCGGATCCTTCGCCAGCTCCAGCCGCGCCTGATCCGCCCGCTCCGCCGCCGCTTCCATGCGCCGCTTGAGCGAATACCAGGCACGCCACTCCGAAAGCGTGGACAAGCCCACGGAGATCCCGTGCGAGTCGAACACATGCCCGCCCAGATCCTCCAGCGTGTAAGCCTTCGTTTCCGGATCGGATGGGTGCAGCAGCAGCCACATGCCCTCCTGGATGTTTTCCGGAAGGTTCTTGAGCTTGGAGTCGGCCCGCGGCTTTTTCGGTTCGTTCATTCACGTTCGGTTAGAGTGTTGCCAGGAGCGTCCGCCCCCGCTCGGTGATCGACCATTGCACCAGCGTATCGTCGAAGTCCGATGGCACGCGGGTGATGTGGTTGTTGGTTTCGAGCCAGCCTGTCGTCTCCTCCCATTCCTTTTCGGAAAGCGGCGGGCGCATCAGCGCGTCCACATGCCGGTGCAAAGTCTCGTCAGGCAGCGCGTAGCCGTGCGCCATGGAAAGGGCTTCCAGGACAGTCTGGCGAATGAGCTTGGTTCTCATCTCGTGCCCCCTTTCCAATTGTCGATCCGGGCATGGATGGCACGCGCCACATCATCGATCTTGTCGATGATCCTCGCCTCGCGGGAGGACGCGGCCTCCAGCAGATCCTTGAACTGATCCGAGCTTTCCTTCCGGAGCTGATCGAGGTGCGAATCGATCCTGTCAACCCGCCGCACAAGCCCCGCATGATCCGCCCATGTCACGGCGGGCTGGTGCTTCACCACGCCCACCGGCTGGTTCAGCACCGTGACCTCATTGCTCTGCTTCTTCTTCTCGATGAACTTTCCCGCCAGCAGGCCGAGACCGGCGAAGATCGCCGAAATGATCCCCGTCACGGCGGTCGCGGAAATCTGATCCCCGCCGGAGGCATTCGCCATCATCGGCACCCACCAGTAGTAAAATGAAGCGATGGCAATCACTGGGGCACCTCCGATCCGTGGCAGCGGTCGCCCGCCGGGAACATGAAGCGTTCGCACGCCACAAGGATGCAGACGCCATGCACTCGCTCCGCAGGCCATGATGGGAAGTCGCCGCGGGCCAGCGCACCGCGCACCTGGCGCAGCTCGTGATCGTCAAGTCCCTTGACGGCCTCCACAAGATCACCGGCCTTGACCAGTTCATCGTAAATCGCGGCGCTTGGTCTCACAGCACAGATCCTTTCTCTTTCATAAGTTTGCGCTTCGCATCCATGGAAAGCCCTGTCCGCACCTCGTAATGCGGCAGATCCGTGAAAGACTTCCACGATCCGCCCCACTCAAGCCCGCAGGCCGCCGCATGCACGCTGCAAGCCCGGTGAACCTTCGCCGCCATCGCCGCGTCCGTGCCGTCCAGATAAGCCTTTCCCCGGAAGACTCCGAAGTCTCCCGCGATGCCGAAGTTGTGGTTCGAGTAACCGCCCTTGGCGTTCGTTACTTTCTCGCCCGGCTTCGTGCGTCCCTGGGCATAAAGGGCATCTTGCTCTTCGTAGGAGCGGTTCCCGGAAATCAAAACATAATCGCAGCCCATCGTCGCCGCCGTGGCTTTCGCCAGCCTCGTGAAATGCAAGAACATCTCGCGGCACTTCGGATCAAGCGTGGCGATGTTCTCCAGCGTCCGCTCATCATCTTGCTGATCACTGATCACCGACCCCTGATCACTATCTGCATTCAGCGCCTTCCACACCGCCGAAGCAGTCACCGGCCCGAAAACCCCATCCGCCGTCACGCCCACATGGCGCTGGATGCTTTTGGTCGTGTTGATGAAATCACTCATCCCCATGCCCTCCTTTTGAAAATGTGAAGCCCATGCTCCAGAACCCGAAATCGAAGGCGACCAGCAGGCCACCGGCCTCGCCGCAGCACTCGCACTCGCCCTTGACCATGCTGATGGTCGGGATCAGCACCGCGTGATGCGGATGATATTCGAAATACGGTTTCATATTATTGATCCTTGTCCTTTCCCCACTGGCCCCATTGGGCGCGCTTCCTGCCCATCAGCTCCTCGTCGCTGGCTTCCCCCGTCCGCCGACGCCGCATGATCACGAGAAGGGCAAGCACCCCCATTGCAATGATCATCGGCGTCGGCTCCATTTGCTTGCTGTGTCTTTCGGTTTGGTGTTCTGTTAGAGGTAGGGTTCGCCTTGGGCTGTCCGGAAACTCATCGGTGGCCATGCTCCCCCTGAAATTCATTTGCCCCGGTAAACGATGCCGACCTTCGCCCCATCGTCCGTCCTGTAAAAAACCGAGCCTTCCAATGGATAGCCGGAGCTGCCGCATGATGGCAGGGCCAGCAAAGCCGACCCTGCCACCAGCAACAAAACCAGCGGCAAGCCCCCACCGAAGCCGCCGCTGTTTTCTCCTTCGCTAACTCCAGCCCTGGAAAATCTGATCGCGCTGCGTGTCACCGTCCGGAGGACAAGGTTCACAAACGCCAGGATGATCAACGGAGCCTCCGGCTCGGCAGCCGCCCATTCGCGCACCGCAGGAAAAAGCAGCGAGAGCAGCGCGATCGCGTTCACCCAGAACGTCCGCGAAAGATAAAACGGCTTCGCGGGATTCAGCTCCTCCAAAGTGGTGATGATTCGCTCAACGGGATGCGCTTCGTTCGACATGCCCGCATCAAAACACGGATCCCGGAAAAGCCTTTTCCACCCGCACCCACCCGCACCCAGTTAAGCCTACTCGCCCGAATATGGAGAAGGGGATTGCATCCCCTTTCTTCGGGTAATCATCCCCTTTCTTCACCCGCAAGCCCCGCAAATCAATGCCCGGCAAGCTGCCGCTGCTTGTATTCCCAAACCGATAGCAGATCAATCCTCAAATGGCTGTTGATCCTATCGCTCCGCCGCTTGTAGCCCTTGATCAGCCCCGAGTCGCGCAGCTCGTAGATCACATGCCGGTCGCAGTCATCCAGGATCTTGCAGGCCATCTGCACGCTCCCGAAACGCCGGAGCCTGGCACCCGTCGCCGTCGTCAGCGTGTTCCCTTCCGTCCAGCTCATGCCGGGCAATAGCGGAGTCTCCATCGTGGCCATGCCCGAACTATAACACACCCCGCGCAAATCCTTCTAACAGATTGCATTCTGGAGAGCCGTCCTTTCAGGCGGCTGCGCAAGCATCACTCTAACTGCCCGCTCTCGTATCTCTTAACCACCGCCTCGGCATCCCTCAGCTCAAGCAGCAGGTGCTCAAGCGTCCCGCCCGGCGGCAGTCCTTTGATCTCTTCCCGAATGCTGGACACACGCATCGTCGCCTCGACGTAATCCTCAATCTCACGCTGCCGCTCAGCCACCATTTCGCGCTGTTTGATCTCCCACTTTCCAGGCAAAGTTTTCCCGAGGTAGCCGAGTGACACCAAGGCCAAGGCTCCAATGATCAGGTTGCTGATATGGTTAAGGTTCATTTCTTTAGATTAGTATCCGCTGGTCTCTAACAGATCAAACCGAATTCCAGATCCACACCGCCAGCTTGATCAGCCACACCACCCCAAGCACAGCCAGCCCCGTAATGATGCGGCTTTCCCACGGCGTATTCATCGGGTCACTTATTCTCCGCTTGCGCGGGCGGGCTGGCCATCAGCACCAGCAGACCGATGAAAAAAGAGAGGAAAAGCCCGCTCCAGAAAGCCGCGCGCCAATCCTTGCCGATGGCCGCGCCGATCAGCAGCAGCGCCATGGACAGCAGTAGGTTCACCAGCAGAAACGCGCCGATTGGCCCATACAGCACTGTCAGCAGCAGCGCCGCGCCGCCGTAGCCAAGCACGCCGATCCGGAAAGCGGAGTCCCTGTCATTCATCTTCTTCGCAGTCTTCATGATTTCCGTTTTCCTTTCGGGTAAACCGTTTTCGCATTCACCTTGGCCTGATCGATCATCTGCCTCGCCACTTCGCCCGGCTGCTCGTTCATCATTAAACTAGGGGGCGGGGAAATCTTGCGCGGCCTGCCTCCTTTGCCTGCTCTATCTGGAGCGTGCTTGTATTGATCGGGAAGCCTTTTCCCCGTGCTTTCCAAATACTCCCAGATGGCCTCACGCAAAAAATCCGAACGGCTCTTGGAACCTCGCGCCGCATCGATCTCGGCGGCGAAGTCATTATCAATATGGCAACCGATTAGGGATTGCCCTGCTCCTCTTTGGCTAGGCACGGCGTTCTTTTAACACCTTTTTCGGGGCAATGCAATTTTTTCTCTTGTAAACTCGCTTAAACTCAATTAAACACCTTTTCAACATGAGCGCACAGCCAACCAAACGCCCCCCGCGAGGAGCAGTCCATAAGGAGGGTTCCACCTTCCTCGCCGCATGGGTTCCCAACGAGATCATCGCCGAGATCGATCACGCCGTGAAACGCGATGACACCGACCGCTCCAAGATCCTCCGCAAAGCCCTCCGCTATTACCTCAGCCGCTAACCCCATGCCCTCCATCCGCACCACCCGCCTCGAAAGAATCCTCGACCGGATCAACCGCGTCTTCCGCCGCCGACGCGCCCTCGGCCTCCCCACCGACCACCTGCTCACCCGCACCCGTTCGCTCTCCGACGCCTACCTCGCCGCCCGCCACGCCGATCTCAGCGGCCAGCCCACCGCCGTGAAAATCGGCCTCCGCTACTCCCGCTGACTCACCTTCACCGACCCCTGCCCATGCCCTCAACCGCCGACATCCACCTCGCCCTCACCCTCTCCGCCCTCCGCATGTTGCAGTCCGAGGACGCGGCCCCGCAGCCCGGCTCCGTCTCCCCCGAATACATCGCCCGCCTCTCCCGCGAACTCGATATCCCCGTCTCCGAATCCCACATCCGCAAACAGGAGCGCACCGCCCTCCTCAAACTCCGCCATCACCTCTCCACCGAACCCTGACCACTGAAACCATGACCACGCAATCCTACATCGAACACATCCGCTCAGTCACCCCCAAGAGCTACCGGAACCGCCGCCGCAACCGCCGCCGCACCACCCTCATCCTCGCCGCCCTCACCGGCGGCATCACCCTCATCGCCGCCCTCATCGGCCGGTGAACCAACGGGGAGGGTGTCCGCGCACAGTAAGACGCGGATCGGTCTGATAAAGCCGCACCAAGCACCCTCCCCACCACCTTTTCCCCAATCTCCAATCCTCAATCCTCAATCCCCATTCACCAATGAGACCACTCCTCTTCGACATCACCCTCATCGCCACCCCCTGGGCGCTGATCTGGATCCTCTCCAAGCATCTCCCCTGAAACAACGGGGCGGATGGCCTCACCCGCAAGGGCTGGCACGGTCTTGGTAAGCCGCACTACGCATCCGCCCCACCTCTCTTCCAATAATCAATAATCAATCCTCAATCCTCAATAAAACCAGCACCCACGCCCGACTTCGCCAAGATCCGCGCCGCCCTCGCCGCCCGCGAGCCTCGCCTCACGGAAAAAGCCCTGTCCCTCGTCAGCGCCGCGCCCATCCACATCCGCCCCAAGCCCGTCCACATGAAGCTCCCGCCCGTGGATGCCGCCCGCCGTGGCATCACCCGCAGCATCAACCCCGCCGCCGCCCGCTCCACCTTCGGAAACCTCCCCTGCAACCTCTCCCGCTGATCCTCTTCCCTGAAACCTGAAAACTGAACCCTGACAACCTTCCCTTGAAAACCACCCAGCCGCATCTGATCACCGTCCCTCCCTCATCCGCGCCGGAGATCACCACCGACTCCCCGCGCAACCCCGCCTGGGACGCCGCCCGCGAAACCGCCGCCACCCTCCGCGCCATGGGCCGCCTCTACCTGCGCGGCCAGGTCAGGCTCGGCATGATCCTCGCAGGACTCAAGAAGGAGCACGGAATCCAGCGCGGCTGCTTTGGCAAGAATAGGTCGGCAGAGTCTGCCGACCTATTGCCCTGGCCTGAAATCGTCGAGCAGGAAACAGGCTATTCAGTACGCAGCGCCGACGTCTTCATCCGCCTTTTCGAGGCCACCGGCGCGAAGCTCAAGACCTCCAAAAAGCTCGCCCTCCCCGGCCTCGCCAAGAAGGACGCCCTCGCCCTCTTCCGCTCCGAGAATCCCCTGACCCTCACGGAAGGCCAGTGGGAGAAAGTGGATGATGTCATCGCCTCCCTCACCGATGGCGAGACGCAGGCCAGCCTCATGCGCGAACTCGGCATCCTCCCGAAACCCGCCCCCATGCCCGTGAAAAAAGGCGATCCGAAAAAGACCGAAGAGCAAACCGCCGGACAGCTCGCCTTCCACTTCTTCGACGGCCTCGGCAGCAGCCTCATCAACACCCGGATGAACCCGTCCTATCACAAGCTCCTCGCCGCCCTCCCCCTGCACTCCACCGAGGACACCCCCCTCAGCCTCACCACCCTCGAAACCGAAGCCCGCGCCCTCCTCGCCGACATCGAGCGCATCAAGGCCGACGCCGCCAAACACACCAAACCCCTCCGCCGGATCTGACCACCGACCACCATGGATCCCATCATCCCCATCCACCGCGAGCGCATCCTCCGCACCGAGGAAGCCCGCATCCTCACAGTAGCCCGCCAGCCCGGCTTCAAGTCGGATCCCCCCGTCGCCCGCCAGCTCGCCGCCTACTCCGCCGCCGAGGATCTCTTCGACATCCACGAGACCTACGAGAACCACTTCACGAACAAGGTCAAGGACACAACCCGCGCCGCCTCCCACGCGGATCTCAAGCAGAAGGCCCACCAGCTCAAGATGCTCGCCCTCGACACCCTCGACTATCTGATCCGCCCATGAAAGCCCTATCCATCCGCCAGCCCTGGGCATGGCTCATCGCAAACGGCCACAAGGACATCGAGAACCGCTGCTGGAAAACCTTCCTGCGCGGAAAATTCCTCATCCATGCCTCCAAGGGCATGACCCGCGACGACTACGCCACCGCATCCGTCATGGCGGAAGAGCAAGGCATCGAGCTTCCCGCCTTCGGGGATCTGGAGCGCGGCGGCATCATCGGCGAGGCTGTCATCACCGATTGCGTCACCCAGGACGCCAGCCCGTGGTTCTTCGGCGAATACGGCTTCGTCATCCAGGACGCCCGCCCGCTTCCCTTCGCTCCCTGCAAAGGTGCCCTCGGATTCTTCAACCCAAGTCTCCCACCGATCACCGCTTACTGATCACCGCTCACTTCTTCCCATGCAAACACTCACCCACGCACCCGACACCCTCCTCGACCTCATCGCACGCGAGGGAGGCTTGCCCGATCTGCACCGGCTCAACCCCGGCCAGAAGGATGACATGTTCCGCAAGCTCGGAGCCGTCCAGGCCGTCTTGCAGGCGGGGCGCGGCGGCATGTGCCAGGTGAAGAAAACCATCGCCCGCACCCTCGGCATTTCCCCCCAGGCCATCGACGTCTGGATCAAGGCCTATCGCCAGCACGGATGGCAGGGACTGGTTGATCAGCGCCGCCTCGCCGCGAAAGGCCGGCGGCACATCCCGGACATCACCGCCCAATGGTTCAAGGATCTGATCACGAACACCCAGCGCACCAAGGACGGCATGATGGAAGCCCACCGTCAGGTCATCGACCAATGGAACCTCTGGCGCAGAACCGGCGATCCCAAGTGGGCCATCCCCGGCTTTATCAACCCTCCGCCCGATTGCGGCAAAGGCTACCCCGCCGGTTTCAGCTACGAGACCTTCCGTAAATGCAAGCCGAACAAATACCAGCGCAAGCTCGCCAGCCAGGGCACCATCAGCGCCTACCGCGATCTCCCCTCCATCCTCTCCACATGCGTCGGCACGGAATACCTCGAATACATCTTCTTCGATGACGAGAAGCCCGATGTCCAGGTGCGCGTCCCCGGCTTTGATCGCCCCATGGTGCCCCTCTGCTTCCACGCCCTCGACCGCCTCACCCGCTTTCCCTTCCGTCCCCACATCCGCCTGCGCTGGTATGACACCGACGCCCAGACCCACCGCACCCTCACGCAGAAAGAGTTCGTCTGGTATGTCATCGCCATCCTCGGCACCGAGGGCTACCGCACCGACGCCGCCGGAACCACGCTGATCCAGGAGCACGGCACCGCCAAGACCTGGGAAAACAAAGCGCTCTCCACACCCGACGGCCATCACTCATTCGAGGAAGCCCTCCGCGCCATCACCGGCGGCTGCGTCCGCATGGATAGCTCCGGCCTCTTCAACAAGCCCGCCTTCGCGGAAATGCTCTACGGCCCGCAATCGTCCGGAAACCCGCGCTTCAAGGCACCCATCGAATCCAGCTTCCACCTCTGGCGCACATACAGCCAGATGCTCATCGGCCAGACCGGCCGCAACGTCGAGAACTCCCCCGAGGAAAACTACGGCATCACCAAATACGAGAAGCAGATCCTCAAGGCCGTGAAAGACCTGCCGGCCCACATCCAGGACGGCATCCTTTCCAACTATCTCACCGGCGTCGAGTTCGTCTCCATCGCCGAGCTGATCCGTCACGCCCTGGCCAACCGCACCGACCACAATTTCGAAGGATGGAACGCCCTCAACTTCGTGGAACCCGTCTGGCGCTGGAAGCAGGACGAACCCGGTATGTGGCGCTCCCGCAGCGACCTTGCAAAGCTCCCGCAGCACCTCCGCGATCACGCCGCAGCGGAGCAGCGCGAGGATCCGAGCCTCAGCTCCATCATCCCGTGGAGTCCCTCGATAGCCCGCGCCGTCAAAGCCGCCGATCCGTGCATCAGGAAGCTCTCCCTCTTCGATAGCGTCCATCTCCTCCCCACCTCATGGGCGAAGCCCGTCACCGTCACCAATCGCCACGAGATCCACATCACCGAAGACCTCCTCCCCGGCGAGGAGCTGATCTACCTACCCGAGCTGACCACCCCGCGCGGACGCACCGAGTTCCTCCAGCCCGGCGATAAGCTCATGGCCTACCTCAACCCCATGATGCCGGACACCCTCATCATCTGCGACCAGCAGTTCACTCCCCTCGGCACCCTGACCAGGAACGTCCGCACACACCGCGACAACAACGCCGTCGAGGAAATGTTCAAGCAGCGCGCCCGCCTCCAGGGGGCCATGGAAGCCCCCGTGAAACGAGCCATGCAAGGCCAGATGGATCGCCGCGATGCCGTCCACCAGCTCAACAAGGATCTCATCCGCAAAGCCAACGGCGACATGCGCTCCGATGCGGAGATCCAGTCCGAAGCCCGCAGCGCCGCCGGTCAGCTTGGAGCGCGCACCGCCGCCGGAAACCGCCTCCACAAGCACGGCGATGCCCGCGACTGGGATACCGATGCGCCGATGCCCGCCAGCCCCTCCGCCTTCGACGAACTCCCCGACGACGAACCCCTCCCCGACACCCTCTGAACCCATTTCCAACAAACCACCACCGCTATGAAAGTAAAAATCAACGTCACCTTTGCCATGGAGTTCGATTCCGAAGGGGAAGGAAAATCATCCGCTGAAATCCTCTTCAAACTTCCCGACCATCCGAAGCTGGAAATCTCAGACACCGTCAAGAAGTTGGCCATCGAAGAAGTCCGCATGCTTAGCCACGCGATGATCGAACGCGAAGTCTTCAGCCCGGAGTTCAAATCGCAACAGGAGCAGCTCCAAGCCTCCTCCTCTTCCACTGATCACTGATCACCGATCACCGATCACTTTCCACTCCCCACTCTCCATCCAAACATCACCATGTCCACCACCGCCATCCAACACCCCGCCCCCTCCGCCCAGATGCTCAGATCCGGGAAATCTCTAGGCCCCACCATTGAGGGATTCTACGACGTGATCGCCGACAAATACACCCCCGCCCAGCGCGATGTCCTCGCCTTCTGGTTCGAGCATGCACGCGACAAGAGCCTCGGTCTTGCCGAACTCCACCGCATCACCGGCGTCAGCTCCACCACCCTCACCCGGCTTTTCCGTGGCATCTACGAGGGCAGCGTCGAATCGCAGATCGCCAAGCTGAGCCATGCCCGCGAGCACCTCGTGGATGCCGTCGATAATCCGGATTTCATCACCACATCGCTTTCCCGCAAGATGTATGCCGTCTTCGACAAGACCCGCGCGCTGCGCAACGTCACCATCATGTGGGGCGCGATGGGCATCGGGAAATCCACCGTGATCCGCGAATACCAGCGCACCCACAACCACGGCCTCACCTACGCTGTCCGCTGCCCAGGCTACGGCTGCACCGCCGTGCAGTTCATGCGCCACGTCGCCGCTTCCATGCGCATCGCCACCGGCGGACACGGCTCCGATTACCTGCGCGAAAGAATCCTCGCCATGCTATCGAAGGGCAACCGCCTCCTCATCATCGACGAGCTGCACCAGGTCTTCCGCACCTGCGCACCCGGAGCGATCGTCCGCATCTGCGAGTGGCTCCGCGAAATCCAGGAAACCGCCGATTGCGGCCTCGCCCTCACCGGCACCGAGCTGCTCCGCAAGGAGTTCTTCGAAGGTGTCCATGCCTCCGTTCTCGCCCAGCTCGTGGACCGCGGCACCGTCCAGATCCCGCTCGGATCCAAACCCACGAAGGGTGACATCGCAGCCTTCCTGAAAAACTACCAGCTCGATCTCCCGACCGGCATCCACCGCGAGGCCGATGAGATCATCCAGGACATCATCCGTTCCAACGGCCTGCGCAAGCTCACCCTCCACCTCCGCGACGGCAAGGCCTACGCCAACAAGCGCGAGGAAGACTACACCTGGGATCACTTTACCGCCGCCTTCAAGGACATCCAATCCCTGAGCAAGTAATCATGAACACGCAACTCGATCTCTGCTTTACCTCCGCCGCAGCTCCGCTCCAGCAGGACGCAGAGACCGAGCGCGTGCTCGACTTCCTCCGCGAAAACCCCGGCTTCCACACCGCCCGCCAACTCTCCGCCGCCCTAGATCTGACCGACCGCCAGATCCGGAAAGCGGCGGAGACCTCGGCCACCGAAATCGTCTCCGGCCCAGGCTCCCCAGGCTACTGCCACATCACACACTGCCCGCCCGAGAAAATCGCCCACGTCGCCGACACCCTCCAGTCCCAGGCAAGGCACATGCTCCGCCGCGCCTTCAAGCTCCGCCAAACCGCCCACGCAATCATCCGATGAAATTCCGCCTAATCATAAAGATCAGATCCGCCTGCCTCCATTACCGTGGAACGGTGGATTTCGAAGCGGCCTCCTACTACTTCGCAGGCGTCTTCGTCAATCAGGCCGTATGTGGCTGCATTAAAGATCAGAGACTCCACGACGCTGACCAGATCCAAACCAATCTCCGCCGCCTCAAAACAAGCTCTTCCACCGATCACTGATCACTCGGCACTTCCCACTTTCTTCCCATGTCCCCTATCCACCACGCCATCCTCCGCGATCTCGCCGTCAGCCAATCCACCGCCGACTCCATCGCCGGACGCATCGGCCTCAGCGAGCCGATGACCGCCGCCAACCTCCGCCAGCTCCAGGGCGACGGCTACGTCACCACCATCCCCATCCAGATCGCCGGAAAGGACGCCCTCACCGTCTATCGCCTCACCGAAAAACCCGTTCTCTGAACCAACGAACCAACCGAACCAATGCCCGCAAAAAAACAGACATCACCCGAAGCCGAGCAAAAGAAGCTCTGGAAAATCGAAGCCCGCGATCTCACCCGCGCCCGCGCAAAAGTCGCCCGCGACTGCAAGGCGGAATTCCGCCGATCCCTCGCCGCCTCCGACCACGCCGCCAAAGAAGCTCGCGCAGCCCACAAGCGGCACCTCAAGCGCGTCGAGCGCCTCTTCAAAACCGAAGCCCGCGCCATCGCGGACATCGACCGCCGCCTCGGCATCCTCAATGGCCGCATCCATTCCTGATCACCACCACCATGACCCCATCCGAAATTGAAAAAGACATCGAGCGCGGCATCCAGATCCGCGCTGAAATCGCCAAGCTCACCGAGGAGCTGAAAGCCATCGAAGCCCGCCTCCAGAAAGCGGGACAGGAAGGCGAGCAAATCCCCCTCCAGGATCCGCGCCGCGAAGGCAAGCAATTCCTCGCCCGCAGCGCCAGCCGCATCATCCCGATCCGCTTCGAGTCGGATCTCATCGCCGCCTCTTTCGAGCCGGACAGCACCATGCACAAGGAAGCCGCCGAAATCACCGGCGATCACTTCCCCCGCTTTTTCAGGCAGTCCAACAAATACGTCCGCGTCCCGGAAGACGGCGAAGATCTCCGCGTCCTGGCTCGCCAGTTGTTGGAGCCGGAAAAGTTCGCCCTCTTCATCCGCGCCGTCACCTCCCGCGACAAGAAAGGCATCGCCAAGAGCCGCATCGTCGTCGGCTGGAAGGATGAAAAGCCAGTCACCGATCACTGACCACCGATCACTTTCCCCATGATCCGCAACCAGTCAAAATTCCCCCGCATCTTCCTGGATGCCCTTTGGGAGCTGCACGCGCAGCGCAACCGCTCGCTCGATGAGCTGGGCGCGGCGCTGGGCATGACAGGCAGCAGGTTGCGGCTCGTGTTCACGAAGATGGGATACTCCACCTGGACCGAGGCGGAACTCCGCAGCCTCCATGCGGAACACCTGCAAGGGGCGTTCGTGTCCGCCCTCGCCTCGAAGCGCCGCAAGCGGTCTGCGGATCTCATCGCCGCATGGAAATCCATCGGCCTCTCCCCGCTGAGCCGGAATCACAAGGAACCGCAGACCCGCCTCAACGCCCTTGTCGCGCAGATGCACGCGGAGCACCTGGCCGGTGCCTCGCTTGGCGAACTCGGCCGCAAATACTCGCGCCATGGATCCTCGATCAAGGCACTTTTTTTAAAGCGCGGACTGACTTACATCCACAACAGCCGACACTGTCAACGCCTCCGCCCGGACGGCACCTTCCAGCCTTTCACCCCGATGAGCGAGGAGGCTATCACCGCCCTGGTGGAATCCGCCGTGAAGATCGCCGTCCCCGAGGAACTCAAGCTCGATTGGCGGCACTGGAACCTGGAGAAGCGCGGGCAATTCATCGCCCGCCTCCGCGCCCGGCTCGATGACCACACGGCCCGGCCCACCGGCCCCTTCTCCCCCGGCCTGATCCCCTTTGATTACGCTTCGGAGGAAGCCTGGGAGATCGTCCGGAAGATCAACGAAGGGCGCTCTTCGCTGTACTGGGAAAGCAAGATCAACATCCGCTCGCAGGGCGTGATTTTCCAGGGTCAGCTTTGGTTCTGGAATTGGCATGGCCGGGGATACTTCCGCGCCGGAGGCTGGACGACGGAGAACGGCAAGCTCTCCCTGCACCGGCACATCTGGAGCCTCTCCAACGGGCCGGTTCCGGAGGGTTTCGTTGTCTCCATCAAGGACGGGAATTTCAATAATCTGGATCCGTCAAACCTCGCACTTCTTTCCCGGAACGACATCTGCCGCAGCAACCAGGCCGCCGCGATGCACCGGGAATCCATCGCCCAAACGAATCTCATCCTCGCCCGCTCCAAACTCCAACCATCCGAAAAGAATGCCCTCATTGACCATCTCAGAAATCCGCGTTGAACAGGACGCCTTCAACCCCGAAATCATCCGCGCCGCCATCCGCGCCGGCCAGAAAAACGGCACCATCAAGGTGGCCGGAAAATCAGCCGTCCCCGCCGGCCCGTTGACCCCGGACCAGATCCGGGAGATCACCGCCCAGGCGAAGGCGAAAGGGCTGCTCTCCATCCCCCACGGGCCGCAGAATCCGCTCCCGGTCGCCAGATCCGGAAAGCTTGCCGCCGAGGACGCGGGCGTCGTCACCCAATGGATGCTCGTTTCCCCTGAAATGGCCGCTCAGTGGCTCCGGAACAACTTCGTGAACCGCCCGATGTCCGATGATGTGATCGCCGCCTACGCCCGCGACATGCTCAACGGCCAGTGGATCCAGACGCACCAGGGTATCGCCTTCAATGACCGCGATCACCTCATCGACGGCCAGCACCGCCTCACGGCCATCGTCCGCAGCGGCCTGACCGTCGCGATGATGGTCACATTCGGCCTGCCCTCGAAAATCGAAGGCTCTGAAATGACCACCATGGATGCCGTCGATCGCGGCCGCACAAGATCCGTCGCCGATCAGCTCAAGATCCAGCACGGCATGAAAAACGGATCCGCGATCGCATCCATCACCGCCGCCCTTGCCAACCTCTGCTACAACCATCGCACCCGCCGCCTCAGCGTCGGCCAGACCCTGGAAATCTACCGCGCCTTCCAGGAATCCGTTGACCTGGTAATCGCCGCGCGCCCCAAGGATCCCGGCCTCAAGAACGTCGGCGTCCTCGCTGCCTTCGCCTTCGCCCGCACCGCAGATCCGGAGCGCGCCCACCGCGTGGAAAGCCTCTTCGATTTCCTCTCTTTCGAAGGGCAGACGCCCCCAGGTAAACCCATCCGCCTCCTCCGCGAGTTCCTCATCTCCGACGACGCGAAACTCCTTTCCCGAGGGACACACCGGGGAGTGGCCGAACTCACCCTGAAAGCCATCCGCCTCAGCCTCGCCGGTCAGGATGTCGATGAGCTGAATCTTTCCCCCGCCGGACTCGACCACTTCCGCAGCCTCATCCCCGAAATCGTCGGCAAGGTCGCCGCAATCTTCACCCTCAAATGAAAGCCTCCCCTCCAAAAACGCCATCCCGCAAGCCCCCTGCAAGGCGCGTGCAGAAGTTCGGCACGCCCGGTGCCGAGGGACGCTTGACCGGCCAGGAAATCAGCAAGCTGCTCCTCCAGGCCAAGGACGCCTGGCATCACCAGATCTCGCTGGAAAGCATCCCCGCCACCACGAGCTTCGATGAATTCCGCCGGGACCAGGTGCAGGCCGCTGTCGGCCTGTCTGGACTCTCGAAAATCAACCGCTCCCACTGGCGCACCGTCAGCGCCCACTTCCTAACCCTCGCCGGCCGCGAGGACGAAGCGTTCGATCTCCTCCTAAAGACCGGCGAAAAAACCTACCGAGGCACCAAGCCCGGCGACACCTGGGAAACCGCCGAGGCTTACGTCTCCCACATCCGCCAAGCCCTTACCGATCACCTCGCCGCTGACGTCCGGCCTGGTCTCATTCACATCGAGGCGAGCTGGCTCCTCCACGCCGCCCGTCAGCGCACCGGTAAGCCCACCCTGACCATGGAGACCCTCGCCGAGCGTCTCGATCCCCAGACCCTCCACGGCCTTCTCTCGCACCTCCGCAACCACATCTCCCTCCGCGAAGGCCGCGCCGATCTCGACCGCAGATCCGTCCGATCCTACCCCGCGAAGCCCGACCCCAGCCAGATCGACGATCCGTTCTGATCCCCCGAATTATTTCTAATCTATCCGTGGAATCTCTACGCCCGCGCCTCAACCTTCTAATTCTGCCGATCCAGCCGATCCTCGCCCCAGGCGATCCCACATCCCTTTGTTTTCGGGATCTTTCGGCCTCCTTCCCCCTGCTTCGGCTTTTCTAATCTACCTCGACTGATAACCACCCGCTTCGATTTTGGAAGGGGGGTGGCACTTGTGTAACTCATCTCAGTGGCCATAAGTCCGAGACAGACAT